TAATATCCTTTGTGTAAATAGCTTTCAAATTTGTCAGCAAAACCAGCTATGCCCAAACGTTTTTCGGCTGCTTCTGCAATATCACGCATGCGGCTTTCAGCCGTTTCTCCGTCTTCCTCAAGAACATAGCCTCTGCTAAGAAACTTTCGACTGTCTTTGTTTAACCAATAAATGTCTTCTTTACTCATAATCTAAAGTTATATATTAGAACAAGTCGTCCTCACCAAAGCTTTGGTTTTTCTTGCTGTATTCAACTGGACGACTTGCAAAAAAATCTGTCATGTTGTTGCCATGCAGCTGCTCATCAAACCACATTGTTTCAGCAATCAATGCTTCATCAATCTCAAATGGTTTACGGAATCCAATTTGTGTCATGCTGTCATTGATACGATTTTTGATAAACTCTTTTAGAATTGGTGCACTTAGTCCAGGCTCAGCTAGACCATTAAGCATCCAATCTACAATCTTACTCTCAGCCTTATATGCTTCATGTGCGGCGGCAATAATACGATCTTCCAATTCGTCATCAAACATATCCGGTAATTCTTCACGCACAGTATTGATAATTTTGATACCCACAAGAGCATGAATGTTTTCTTCATTGCGTGTATACTTAACTTGTTGGTCTGCATGCGGCAATACGTTTTCAAAGGTCTTAAACCAATTGATAACATAAAACTGACTAAACAAACTAACGTTCTCAACAAACAGTGTAAACAGAGTAATTGCATATAGGTATTGCTTTTTACTATCCTTGTAAGAGCGATGCGTATATTTTTTAAGGTATTTGACCCGCCCTTTGATCCAATCCAATTTAAGATTTTCCTCAAAGATATCTTCCATATCCAATACACTAATCAAACGCTCGTAAGCATTGTTGTGAATTACTTCAGTGTTTGCCATAACAAACCCCAGGTCTTGCAATGATGGGTGTGGAAGGTTATCACCCAGCTTTGCCCAAAAAGTTTTAGGACCTACTTCAATTTGGCCAACCGCACTTAGAGTACGCACCACAACGGTTCGGCGAAGATCATCAAGAACAGTTTTAAAGTCATGTACATCTGGTTGAAAACTAAATTCTTTATCGGTCCAAAAACCAGAATGCATTGATTCAATGAACTTTTCAGTCCATGGATAACGATTTGGTTTTCGGCTGGTTTGTTCATCAAAAATGGTCATTTTGGTATTGTCTTTATTCATGTGTTTAAGGAAAGTTTAGTAAAAAATAGGCTACAGTGAAGTAGCCTACCTTCTATAGAAATTATATATCAAATTCCTAATTATGTAAATCTTTATTTTATAGTTTATGCGCCTTTCTTTTCTATGTACTTTTTAAGCTTAACATAGTACTCAGGATCTTCAGCCAAATGATGCTTAGCTATTATGGTAGCAATTTCTTTATGAGGAGTGTGTTCTGACTCTACACTTATTCCTGTTTTTAATTGTTCGACATCATAATCAATTTGTGTGTCTACTGGTTTAAAAAATCCATTAAACTCTGGCATTTTGGCATCTGCTTCGTTGAGTGCACGGCGGCGGATGCCACGCATAGCACCAGTGTCTCCATTGCGCAATATAATAGTATGATCGCGATTCTTCATTGCATAATCATAAATAGCTTTTTCGCTTTCGTCTTGAAGATTTAGGTATTTACTCCAGCGTTCAAACTTATTGCGGCCGGTTTCAAATTTACGAAACGTATCGCTATTAACATCAAACTGCATAAACTTTTTGCGCCGTATCATAGTGTCACTATTATCATGTGGACGATTTCCTGTAGGTGGCAATGCTACATTTGCGGTTGTTGTGTCTTCTTTAGTATTCATCTTTTAAGGTCGTGAGGTGTTACAAATAATGTTTGCTTGGTTTTTACATGATGTACTTCATATACATTTACACCCAAAATGCTTCCAACCGGAATTGTGTTTTCCTTTACAATTACCTGCGTATTTACAATATTAAGAGCATCACCTGTGGTAGGAAATGGTATATTGCGTACAAGTGAATATATTCCATGCTGTAGAGATGTGTCATCATTAAGGTACCATGTGCTTTCAGCTAATGATTGAGTATCAACTTCAACACCGGTTGCTTCGTACAATACACGGCTTATTGTCTTGTCGCTTAGCGCGGTGTGTTCTTTAATGAGCCACAATGCTGCAAGATAGCTAGCAACAGTTGTTTTACCAAATGGAATCTTATTGAGCAAACGCTTGATGCGAAACACCAATCGATGAAACATGTTGTATTTGCTGCGCTCGCTCATATCAACTGGCTTGCGCAATACTTTACCATTTGCATCTATGATACCCAATTTATAGGCTCCCATTTTTTCCCATGGTGTTGTTAACAATCGCAAAAAGCGAAATGAAAAATATGTGTCAGCGGCTGTAGAAAAGAATCCCATACTCTATTTATAATTTTTGAAGTGCGCGAGCAACACAAATGTCAATGGGTATATTAACATATTCGCCCTCAGGTATATAATTAAGATACAACAAAAAAGTTTTTAATGTTGGCCAATGTATTTCATTAATCATAAAGAAACTCATGCGCGTAGCAGCGCATACACCAAATACATTATGAATTATAATAAGATGGTTTAAAATCAATCTTTCTTGAAGTATTGATTTTTCTTTATATTTTTTAAGCAATTTTTTTACATACTTAAAACGATTAATATCCTCATGAAATTCTTTTATATCAAGACAGCGTGGATTAACATAATTGTTGGCAGCATATAACAAAAAATTTTTGTCAGTCAATTCATGCACATGTTTCATATCAAAATGTATTTATTGCTTATTTTTTAAGCAAGTCACTAACACTGGTTCCGGCTTCCCAAAAGCGGCAGCTCCAATAGTTAGCTTTCCATTTTGGGCCGGGATTGGTATCACAGTTAAACCGTGCACGATAATTTTTTAGTCTTTCTGGATCGTCTCGCTTGATTTCCATATTGGGATCACCAAAGCCAAGCTTAATTACATTGTCTTTTTCGTTTTTGACATATACGTAAAACTTATGTTTCTCGTCATCGCTGCGGAATGGCTTGTTGAGTGTTACTTCTCGCCCATCATATTCAGCCGCTTCAAACAGCGTAAAGGTTGGAGTCTCTAGGATTTGTTGTAATGTCTTCATATGTTATCTTGTAATTTCTTCCCAGTCAATGCTGGCTAATACTGCTGCATGACTTCCGCCTGTTGCGGTACCAGCGGCAGATGTTGTAGAATTGCTAGTAAACCCATAGTCAAGGTAGTCCTCAATTTTACGAGAAAGTGTGCGAGGAGCAGTATAATGTGGCATAACAACGTATTTATAATAAAATGAGGGTTGCGGCAATATACCACAAGCAGCTGCTCTAAATTAAAGTATTAGGCGCAACTTTTGACCATTTTTGCTTCTTCATCGCGGCGTGTAAGTAATCCATCCAAACCTCGACCAACCCAAAGGCGTTTCATATCGCTGATTTGTCCTGCAATATAGTTGTAAATATCGTCGTGTTTGTTTGCAATAGCATTCTTGATGTTAAACATTTCGGCGCGCGAGCCGCCGGTTGTGCTACCTCCACGATTAAATACTAAACTGACAAGTGCACCAAATGCATCCGGCTGTAGCTTTTCACATCCTGGGAATGCACGTGTTGTTTCCTTAATGAAACGCGGGAGTGTATTGTTTTTAAAGACAACCTCAGCCGCTTCCCAAGATATTTTGATATCTTTAACTCCTCCAATTGCAGCCATTGCAATCGCTCCCTTTTTACCCAAATGCGGGAGCAGGCGATCATAATCAGAAGAGGGTAATATGCCTTTCCAATCAGTGGCAAATTGTGCAGCTGTATTGTATCCCATATCATAGCCAATACCAATGGTAACACCGCTTTCACCGCCTGGGTAACAGGGGTGTTTTAACGCTTTATTGTAATATCCTGGACCTCCTCCAACTTCATATTGAAGAATCAGTTTATATGCAGCTGCGCTAATACCCACCGGAGATACACTAGCAGCGGGCGCGGGCGGTGTGATTTGCACACCCACTGATTCTACAACATTGAGTTTTGTTGCAATGGCCAGCCATGTGCTTGGCCCATCAATACCATCGTCAACCAAATGTAAATTTCTTTGAACGCTTTTAATGATTTCTTCTCTTTTTTCAAATTTCATTTATTTTATTTTTTATGAATTTTTTCCTTTACAAGTTTTGCAAACCTGTTACAATTGATTTAGATTAAACTGCTAATGCCAATTTAATTATTTATCGATTGACCGAAGGTTCCCGAAGGGATCAACTATATTTATTAAATACCATTAAAGAACAATTAGAACAATACTCTAATATAAAGTCTTTACTTGTTGATTATTTTTCTGAATTGCATCATGACTGAATCAAAAGCTGCAACAAAATCCACATCAGTTGTGGCATATGATCTTGCGTCAGTGATTTTGTAAGACATGTCATTATGTTCAACAAAAACAATTTTGATTGGTTGATCAGGAAATGTTGCTTGAACAGATAGATATTTTAATTGTACAATCGAAAACAACCGCTTCGCTTCAGCAATGATTATTGGCTCAAGAAGTGCAAGTTCATGCGGTTGGATTGTTATAATGGCATGACGTTCACCAAGTGTATGTATTCCATTGTAGCGAGCATAGGATATAAATCCGCTGGACCCTATTATAATTCTAACAGAAGTGATCCATGCCCCATTAAAAGCTGGTGTAACCACAATTGGGTTAGGGTGTGGTATCATATTAGTGGTGTGTTATAACCGCCATGCCGCATATGATTATATATTGGTTGGGTTTATAAAAAAGGCGGCGTCATAGAAGTAACTTTACGAAAACCAAACCGCCGAATGTCCAGTGCAATTGATCCACGGATGCCCAGAGTTAGAGTAAATAGTGTAGATGCATTTGCCGCAAACGGTTGACCAAAGAACACACTGTGATAAGGTTGATACACTTCTCGATTATCCAGATTAAAGGAGCTGATGACGTGTGTGCCTCCATTGTTTATCTCTGCGCTCAAGGACGTAGTGCCTTCAGTCAACATCCTTAGTTCTATAATTGGCTGCAACAACTCTCCATTCACATGCCCCCATGCTGCAGGAATTGGAACATTTAAACGCTGAGAATAACTTGTATTCGTCGACACTGGGTTGGTGGTGGTAATTCTACGAAAGGAACCCAGCCCATCGGTTGCGGCCACAGTGGTGTGCACAGCACTTCCGCCTGTACCAAATTGGCTGTTTGACCATCCAACTGTAAAATCACTTTCAGGGTTGAGAGTGGCTATTAATGCGCTCCCATACGGCGATTGCGCAGTGCGATAATTAGAGACAATGAAGTTGTTAAGAAACTCACCCATTTTTTGTGCGCCAAGCGTGTTCGGGTGAGTTTCGTCAATGCTTAAATCAGTACGAAGAAATCCACTGCCATCATCTAGCACTGAATACCAATCACAAAACGGAATATTTTGTGTTATGCACCATGGCCGAAGCAAATCGTTTGTTTCTACATTACGTACTGCAATTGTTTTTCCATCTGAACCCACAGGATTGAAAGTACTGCGCCTCGGAGTGATTCCTGCAATTGCAATACGGTTGTGTCCGTTGGAACGGAGCGCTGCTACAAAATCTTGTATGCGAGAAAACGTAAGAGCTGCGGTAGCAGCTCCATTCCCCAAGTCGTTTAGACCACAGTATAGAAATACCAAGTCTGCCGGAGCGGCATTGATTTCGGCCAAATGATTGGCTTGGATTTGGAGAGTATTTGCACCAAACGTACCAAACTCATAGGTGCCCAACTGTGCAAACCCATAGCTGGTGCCTGTCGCGTTCCAGTTTGAGAAGTAGGATCCTTTAGCCAAACCCAATGCTTGGGTAACTGGCCCTCGCACATAAAACCGTTTGGTGCTGGAATTGACGTTGGTATAATCGATGAGTGAACCACCGACGAAATTGATTTTAGCAACAAAAGGAGCCGCAGCACCACTGTTTATTGCATAATGCATTCCTAGACCAAGGCCAATTTTCATCAGTAATTATTGTGTATAGTTGTGGCGTTTATCCTTTGTAATGATCAAAGCTCGTTGGAGTATACTTATGACCATATGCAGCCATTTGTCCTTTTAGTGAACTTAAATCAAAATTTCTTTTTCCAAGTACATCAAGAACTGCTTTAAAGTATTTCTTATATCCACCTGATGGTCTATGATGGTTATATGAATGGGCATTGGTGTAATTTTTAGCAACGTATGTTGCTAATGACTGTGTTGATTTTTTACCGAGAGTAGCAATTTCATCTTCCACTGACTTCTCATTTAATTCAACGTCTTCATTTTTAGATGGCGGGCGAAAAGCTTTCCATGTTTTAGCCGCCTTAAATAGAATATCTGAAACGTCTTTTAGAACATCTTCGACGCCCTCACTATTTTTAGAAGCTTCATGTGCTAAGGAAAAAAGCAATTCTTCATATTCTTCTTCATCAAAGTCAACAATTATGCCCATTGCACGAATCACTCTTTTGCTCACCGGTCTGTATACTTCTTGTAAAGCTTCACCAACAAGTTTCTTTTGTCGAACACCAATTTTTTGAATAGCTTTGATAGCATCAGATACTTCACCATATTCATACACGTTGTTGTTGTTTACCACAATATAAACGTCGTCTTCAAGAATAGCAAACCATACATCTGCCCACTTGCCAGCGCGCATTGGAATACCATATAAATTAAGAATCTCTTCCTTAGGCACTCCTTTAAAGCTGCGCATGTCAGATCCTTTTGCTTCTTTAAAGCCAAGAGCATAAAGTGTTGTGATAAGAATTTTTGTACTAGCACTTTCTGTTAAGTGAGTATCATGTGATGAATTTAAGATTTGTGATAATGTTTTCATAAAAGCGCGAATTGTTTTGGGATTGAAACGTTGTTGGTATATTTATTGTAAAAAGCAATTGGGTGTTGAGTGGCACCAGGGAGATCTTCAACTTGTAGACGCAGTATATTAGCAGTTTCACTAGCAACCCAGCGTCCATTGTAGGTTTCACCAAGGCGGCAACCTCCATGGCTCTCAACACAGCGAATCTTAAATGTTTCGCCTTCGACTATACCGCCAGCTTCATAATCGGCTGACGTATTCTCTTCAATGAATGCATGATATTTTTCTTTAATATCAAGAATGCTAAGACTTTCAAAGTTGCTTGTGCTTTCAACAAAGCTTGCAATCAAGTCGTCATAAGGACTGTTGGTTGCCAATTGAACAATACGTTTTTGTCTTTCTTCTACTAAATTTTTCATGCTGTTAATAATTCTTTTGGTTCTAAGGTTAGGCGCAGATCAGCCACAAAGATTTTGCTTTCAGCAAGCGTATGCAGGTTCTTACACACCACATGGTTAGGTTTCTTTTGTAAGATCACAAGTTCAGCTTTGCCGCTTTTTGTGCTGTATACCACATCACCTTTGTTAAAAATCTCACCGGCAATATAGCGCTCGCGATTTTCTGAAACTGATACAAATTGTACATGCTTGCGGAAGTTGTGGCTTTCTTTAAGTCCTAAGCCAACACGCACTGCATTAAACAGGTCTTTGACATCACCAAATGTTTTGGGTACACCTTTTGCAAATGCTTCAAGATCATTGTCTGCAGCAGCTGCTCGCATTTTGCTAGCACTCATACCACTTACGCCATCACTATCAGGATCGCGCTCACCAGCACTCTTAACTTCAATGCCATCACGGAATGAGTAGTATCCATGTGCTGCTTTAACGCCATCATATTTGTTCAACAGCTTTGTGAATTCGTCTATACGATCGCTGCCAACAACAAGCGTCAATTTGGTATAGCCAGCGTCAGCTGCTTTTACAGCAACATCAAATATATTCTTTACGCCTTTGTCAGATATAATGCTACGTCCATATGACGGAAACATTTTGCGAAGAAACTTGATCTTGTCATCATAACCTAACGGGTTTTTTGCATCTTGGCTTTGTGACGAATAGATTAGAAAGTTTTTACCTTTTGCAATTTTTGATACAGCATCAAATAATTTTTCATGTCCAATTGTTGGTGGATTATAGCGCCCGAAGGTAACCACAACACCGTTGGTGCGTTCTTCAGTAAATGACTTAAAGGACTTGATCATAATGTAATTTATAGGCTATCATCAACAGGTGTCAATGCATCAAAGCTTTCATCGCATTCGCATGGCTCAACCTCACAATCTTTGCATTTATCCTCGACATCTTCACCAATAATTCCACGGCGGCGCTTTTTGTATTGGTATGCAATCAATCCGATAGTGTCATCCCAGGCACCGTCGGTCTGATCAACAACCATCATATCACGAAAAGAAAGTGGTTTGCTCATATTCTGTATTTATATTATTTTAAAATGCTATCCACCAAATTCATGACCGGCAACTCTTTTCATTTGTTTTACAAACTCTTCAAAGTCTGGTTTAGTTTTGTAGTATTTTATGGTCTTTGATGCATCTTTTTTTCCTTTGATTCTCCAAAGGTGTCCTTGTTGTTTATGGTCAGCGTTTGTAACTTTAATTACGCGACGCTCATAACCATCTTCCCAGCTTTCTTCCTCTAACGATTCTTTTTTGCCACTATGTTTTGCCCATAAGTCAGCATCAGCAGTTGTTCTTGTTTTGCCTCCCATTATAAACGAATTTACGCGTGCATACGCCCATTGGTGTTGACCTGCTCCTGGACGGTGTCCTGTTTTCCATGCGGCCATTCCTCGATCAAATACCTGTTTAAGAATGCCATATGATATACCGCTTTTTTCTGATTTGGTCTTTAGGCCAGCCAATTGTGCTGCTTCGTCAATGGTTTCGTCTTGGTCAAAATCAACTGATTCTTTACCATATTTTGCAGCATATGCTTTGGTATACTGCGAAGGAACTGTTTCAGCCGAGGCATCGCCAGGAGCTGGTTTATATGCGGCATCATTGGAATCTGACATCTTTGCCTGCTTAGCAAAATGAGCCTTTCTTTTGTCATCTGTTGAATTCTCATCTAGAATTAGACGCGCAATACCTACCAAAGGATCGTTTTGTATGTTTGAATATTTCATAATTGTTGGGTTTGAGTAATTTATTTTATACTATCCCTTTGACATAATATTAGAATTGACTTGCATTCTTTTCACAACACCATCATCTTTTACGGACGACCGTTTCTTATATTCAGTATGATTTAAGTATTGCTTAGCAGCTTGTTTAAACAATCCATTTTTTATGGATGTTACAAAATCAAAATCTTTTGCACCAGGTTTATCAAGATCGCCGCGATATGATATGTCAACAAGAGCAACTTTTAATTGCAATGATAGGCTGTCCCATACACTCTTAAACTTGGCGTGTGCGCGTTCATAATGAATTTCAATAGAAGCGTCAAACATTTTAAGAGCTTCAGCGCGTGTAATTGTTGTTGACTTTCCCGCCCAAAGTCGACTATTAACCCCTGCTGCTTTTGCGGCATCGGAACCGTCACCAATTAGATGCCCAACACCAATTGTCCACAAACCCACATCATCACGATATGGCATCATAAATCGGTCGTTTTTAGAGTTTTCTATATTTTTACCAAGTACTTCATTGGGCAATATGAATAACCGTGCTTTGCTGATTACTTGAGATTTACTGCTCTTATTAATTTTTTTATTGTCGTCGTCGGCGCGTTGCAACTTGCCTATAACTTTTATTGCAGTAGCATTAAAGCGTGGATCTTTTACTTGCTGTTGCAGTTTTTGCATTGTATCAACTTGCTGTGCAACTGGCACATGTTGTTTATTTAGCAAGTCATACACATAATCTGCTTCATACATACTAGCACCAAGTGAAAACAAAGCCAATAACAATTCTTTAAAGCCTTCTTCTAATCGACTAGATTCAAGTATAGCTCGCGCTATATCTACCATTGGATCGTCTTGTATATTCATTTCTGCCATCCTTTTAAAATGTTTGGATCGAAATTATTCTTAGAAAAAGTCATGCGGTCAACCAGTTTAACAGCACCGCCTTTAAGACGGTCAATGGCAACAAAGCCTTCTTGACTGGTTACACGGAACCCATCATTTGTTTTGACAAAGGTATTTATCTTTTTAAGGCTGTCAAGCTTTTCTATAATAATAAGTTTAGCCTTGACGATTGCGTTTTGCAGTTGATACATCAGGTCAAGATTGGCTCGATTGCTGTCGTTGAAAAATGCTAGGTAAGCATCTTTGCGTGCGCTGGCAGCAGCCTGCCCTTTTTCGCTTTTCTTGCTTGCCACATCAGCATCAAACTTTTTGGTTGCCCATGCAATAAGTCCATTTACATGAGCCTTTGTATCGGTTACGGTTTCTCCTTTGCGAACGTATGTATTGTTGTATGTTTCAAGAGTGGTTGCAAATTCAGGATCCTGTTCGATATCTTTTAGAGTAGTGCTACTAATCTTTTGAAAGATTTTGCCTGCTTCAGATAGTGCAGCCGTAACTTGTGCTGTATCGGCTGCTGTTAGTGTAGCTTGGCCACTAAGATCATGAATGGTTGCATCTTGATACCATACACTAGCCACCTTCTTTAGTTTTCTTGTGTCAACGCCATAACTGGCAGTCATACTCTCAAAGCTATTGCCATTGTATGATGTGTGAAATACAATACCAAGATTAGCAGCCTTTAATGTAGAAGCCAATTCGCTTTCAGCTGGGACAGCATATGCAAGCGTATTGGGTTGAAATACAACATACTTTTCTCCTTCAATACTAACCGTCTTTAGATCGCCTTTGGTAAACATCAGGTCGCCTTGTATAACATTCTTGATACCAAGTTTCTTTAGTTCAGTATAAGCAACACTCAGTTTGTCAGCAAGTTCACCACTTGTGTCGGCTTTTACATCAGCTATACTTTTGTATACCTTTGGGTTCTTATTGAAGATACCTTTCTTAGCTACAAAGAATTGTCCGTCACTTGGATCAATGCCACAGAACACGGCGGGAGCGCCATCCCATTTGACAGTAACATCAACTGCTCCATTGCTGTTGCCGGCCAACATATCGCGTAGGCTGCGCAGTGCATTGATTGCATCACGTGTACCGCTGACACCGCCGTATAATACAGCATCTTCTAAATGTTGCATATGAACATTCTTGCTGGCTACGCTAGCTTCGGCTATGTGTTGTTTAAATGATAACATATTATTCTAATTTGATAAAAGGTGCGCTCAAGTCTGAACTGCTGCTTGCATATTGAATGCATGAAGTAATAAAATCATCTTCGCGATGGCCGCTCTTGACTATATCTATAAGCTGACATCCTAGGAATTTGCTAAAAGTCCAGCTGACACCTTTGCTTTTACATTCTTCAACAAATGCATCCAGTGATAGTTTGGCAGCGTCAGACGAATAGCGTGTATAATTCTCATAAAACTCTTTATATGTTTTGGAGTCACCTTTGCTCAATGCTTTACGCAAGGTCTTGATATCAATTAGCTGTGGTAATTTAAGGTTACGCAATACGCTTTGAATTGGCCCATAACTAAGTTTACCTTGGCTAGCAGTTTTGCCTTTTATTTCACCTTGGAAAGTTTCAGGAAAGGTGCGGAATTGTATTTTTCCTTGTTGCGTGAAATACATATAAATGTCTTTACCACCAAAAAATCCTTTTGTGCCAGTGGTAAACTTGTCAAATTCAATGGCGTGTTTTTCGGCTCCGGCATTGTATGTTGACATCTTAACACCACCTTTAAGAAGTTTAAGTGATACACCAATTATATCACCACTACGCAATGCTTCAAGTAACAATCCATTCAATTCAATAATATTGGTTGCGGCCGCAAGTTTAACCGCTGCTCCAGCTGGTGTAACCATATAAATGTCGGCTGGACTCCATTTGTTAACATTTGAAAATGCCTTTTCAGCACTGTTTAATTTTTTAAACACATTTTCAAGAGCGTCTACCCAGTCACTGCCGCGATGAAATGTATAATTCTTTTTGCTGTATTTTTTATACAATGCTTCAGCACCAAGAATGCAGCTTTCACGCCATGCTGGTGACAACGCATTGAGAACACCTTCAAGCGGCTCATCAACTTTGCAACCTTTGTATGCACGCTCCAAATCAATGGATGTATAGTTTTTACTACCGTTCCATCGCGCAGCTGCATATACTGCTTGAGCGCTTTCGGTTGTGCGTGTAACTTCTGCTCCGCCGCCGCTACCGCCACCACCTCCAAATTCTTTAGTTTTAGCAAAGTCTTTTAGTACATATGTAGCGCTGCCATTAGCGGCATGCAATACAATCTTGGCTGGATTATTCTTAGATTTAATGTCAGCCGCAATTTTTGGATCGTACTTGAGTACAACTTGTCCGCCTGCAGCTAATGCTAATGGTTGAGCGTTTTTGTACTTGTCAAGAAACATGTCGACGCGCCAATCATACTTATACAATTCGCCTGGTGCCAAGTTTGCAACTTCAGTTAAATAGTGATTTTTAAATGTTATCATACTTTTAAAAGGGATCTCCAGATAGTTTTAAACTGCTAGCCATCTTTTCAGATTCAAATTTAAAACGAATTTTCATTATTTTTTTATCACCAGCTTTTACACCAATACTTTCATTGCCAATTTTTTCAAGGCTAATTTGATATTTGGCTAGTGCATCCAATTTATCATTTTTAATTGGATCGCTTACAACCGCTTTATAAGGCGCTTTATTGCCTTGCCCAGTTACCTTAATATACGGCGGATATAATATTTCAGCATCCATCCAATCGGTCAATAGGTATTTTACCAATTCAGGTTGTTTCATTTTTTTCAAACGTGTTAACAGTGAATTGCGCATTTCACACAACAATTCAACACCTGTACTTTCAGTGACACTTTTTATTTTGCTATTTGCGCGCAAATAAATTTTTCGTTCGGTTGAACTGGCTGGCAATTTTAACTTGACAATCATTGCATCAAGTACACTTTTATAACGATCACTCAATGATAATTTTAAGTTGCGATCAATTGTACCAAGGCCAGGATTCTTAAAACCTATATCGCCTTTTGTTTTGGTGGCCTTTGCGCTCAAACCAAGAAAGCCATCTGCTGGGCCACCCGTAAAAAGAACAAGTATGTCAGTTGGATTTTTCTTTTGGTCTACCTCCCTACCAACCGCATTACTCATTGAGCCCGGCCGAGCGGTCCACCATACGTTTTTAACAATACCGCTATAATGGTTTTTCTTTGCCCAAGACAAAAACTCAGCAGCCATTACAACGCTTTTACTTTGTGCGTCATATGTTTCTTCTGGTGTTGCAATTTTTGTGCGGCTGTTATAATGTATTTTTGCCGCATTATCAAACCATTTTTTATCGGATAATATGTAGCCAATATAAATTTCGTTTATGTCAGATAATATGGTATTTGCTGTTGCCACGATTTGTTATTTATATCAAAGGGTGTTTTGATACAAATTCTGCAGCTATGGCATTTGCCTCAATTTCCCATGGTCTCAAATCATAATCACATTCTTCATCATACTTTTCACCTTTCCATTTTGCGCAATAGCCATCATATAGCATGCGCAATTCACGGCGCGCAAATTGTTTAATGTGCACCATTTCATGTGCAAGTGTGTTTATTAATACATCGTGATCGCCATAGTCTAATCGAATTGTATAATAATTATGGTCTTCAGACGCATCCAAGTCATAACATTCACCATGAGCATGCTCCTTTGTTAGCATATCTTTAACCAATTTTATGCGTATATCAATGTTACGTTTGCGCGGCATCAGCAGCCGTAAAAATAAAACGGCTGCAGCGCTAAGGCGACGTTTTAATCGCTTATCTTTGCTGCAGCCGTATATAGCAATTTTAATCACTGCTCTTAAGCATATGTTTCGATCATTCGAAACAGGTCAGAGTCGCTAACTTCAACACCACTTGCAATAGCACCAGCACTCATGTTTAGTCCACGTGATAGTTTGCGAAGGTTAGCGCTTTGCGCACTCTTGCCTTTGCGCAGCAAGTCAACAACATGTTTGCGTGCCTTTTCATCCAGCTCAAGGCCGTCCTCAAGCTTAATCTTTCCAACAATCTTGTCCATGAATTCATAGATTTCAACTTCAGTTGGGTCAATATTGATAATGAATGCACGTGTACGTAATGCGCCATCTGGATCCAACTTGTTTAGTGGCAAGTTAGAGATAAAGATAATCTTACCAGTAAATTCAAAATAACGCGGAATCAAACCATTATCAAGAATTTCTTCATCGGTCATATCGCCTTCAGGGTCAACAACATTCTTGCCCATTTTGTTCCATACCAATTTGCGAATCTTTTTGGTATCAGTGGCAGCCTTCAACAGGTTGCGTGCTTCTTGGTCTCCCAATGCATCGTCGGAATCATCAAAGAAGATGATTTTATCCTTATAGCGGAACAGCAATGCATATATACCAGCCGCACTAGCACTGCCAGTGTTCTTAAAGTAACCACCACCGTCGCGCAATCCAAGATTAGCAAGAATTTGTTCGGTTGTGTGTGTTTTACCAACACCACCTTTACCGCTTACAAACAATGCATTTGCTGCACCGCTAACAGTTAGTTTAACAAGGTTTTCAAGGTCAACCAACTGCGCTTCAAAGCTAAGGCGTTCTTGATCAGACTCTAGAGCATTGATCTCTTGAGATACAACATACTTTTCTTTGGCCGCGCCGCGTGTTACTTTTGCTTCAACGCTGCCAGTTGCATCAAGCAGTGCGCGCTGTTCTTTACGAATCTTTTCAATGTCCTTTGCTTTACCGGCCCACGCAAACTTTGTGCCGCTTTTGACAAACAGCGATGGAT